CTAATACTCAGGATATTCTTAACACCCAGTTAGCTGTTTCTAATAGAATGGTTAGCAGACTTAGAATAGGAACATTATCACAAACTGGATATGAGTTAGTAGGAGATCCTTCTTGTGAACCATTCTTTGATAGGTTTGAAAACATCTTAGCAGGATGGGCTACTACTTTTACAGTACAAATATTAAATGATATAAATGCCTGTTAATGGACTTCAATAAAACAAAGAAAGCATTACAAGATTTTGGAAAGAATGTAGTAATACAAGCTAAGAAGAATCTTAAAAAGCAAAGAAAGAGAAGGAATGGAAAGTCATATCCTTTAGTTAATTCAGGACAGTTAGAAAGATCAGTTGATGATAAGGTTAAAACATCTCCAAATTCTTTTCAATTAGAGTTCATGTTTGCAGATTATGGAGCATACTTAGATGCAGGAGTTGATGGAATTAAAACTAAATATGGACAAAGAAAGTTTGGATTAAAAACATTCAGTTATAAAACTAAGATGCCACCAATAGCAACAATACTAAAATGGACAAACAGTAAAAGATTAAGATTAAGAAATAAAGAAACTGGAAAGTTTACTAAAGGTGGACAACAGAGTTTAGCTTTTATGATTGCTAGGTCTATATTTAGACATGGACAAAAACCATCATATTGGTTTACAGAAGCATTTGAAATAGCTTACAAGAAACTTCCACAAGAACTAATAGATAAATATGCTCTAGATGTTGAATCATTTTTAGACTATACAACACCAAACAATTAATATGGCAACTTACTTAACAAGACTTAGAACTCCTTTCTTAATAAATGAAACATCTACTGTAAATTCAGGAAGTGCAGACTTAACAATTACAATTAATAGTGTTGATGTTTATGTTATCTCAAAAAATACAACAGCTAGAACTATCTCATTTGAAGTATCTGAATTGATTAGAGATTATCTTAATCCTTCATGGGATGGAGTATTCCCATATTCAACAGCTACAAATAATAGTTTTGTTGTAACTGCTAGTATTAAAATAGAGTTTTATACAAACACTAAAGCTACTAGAGCTACAAATGCACAAGCAGGAACAGCAGACACACCAATATCAGGTCAGACAGTAACTCATACAATGTATGGTTTTGATGCTTACTCAGAATTTATGGAAGGAGTTAATCATCAATTATCTTATGGGCAAATGCTACAAACTACTACAGATATGTATCTTCCTGATTCTACAGTAGCTTATATACCAATCATGATAGCTGAAGCAAGTCCTGCTACAAATCCTAAAACACCTCCTGCTATAGCACAATATTTTACAGTTGCAGCTAATGTAGCAGATGGTACTGTTGTTAATCCAGTAAATGGAATAGATGTAACTATCCATAGAATATGTGAACCAGTCTATGAATATATAAAAGTTATTTTTGTCAATAAGTTTGGAGGACTTCAAATGTTCTACTTCAATAAAAAGAATGTTATTAGCTTAAATGTTACACAAGAGAATTATGAATCAATGTTAATGAGTGCTAATACATATTCAAATACTGATCATCAGAAATATGTTTACAATAAACAAGGATCTGAACAAATCACATTAAATACTGGATATGTAGATCAAGGACAATTTGAAACAATGAAGCAGTTACTATTGTCAGAACAAGTATGGGCAGAAATAGGAACAACAGTATATCCAATAAACATAACAACTAATTCATTAACAAAGAAAACTAAGGTAAATGATAAACTTGTAAACTACTCAGTAAATGCAGGGTTTGCATATGATGTTATAAATAGTGTTAGATAATGAGCAAATTTCAATTATATATTGCAGATCAAAGAGTAGAGCTTTTTGATGATGAGAATGTTAGTTTAACTCAGACAATACAAAACATAAGAGACATTTCTAAAGTCTTTACTGATTTCACTAAACCTTTTACTTTACCTGCATCTGATATAAACAATAAGATATTCAAACATTACTACAGATTCAATTTAGTTCAGGGTTACACTTTTGATGCAAGAAAAAAGATAGATGCTAAAATAGAGCTTAATTCAATTCCATTTAGAGATGGTAAGATTAGACTAGAAGGAGTAAACTTAGTAAAAGGCAAACCTGAATCATATAGAATAACCTTCTTTGGAAACACAGTAAACCTAAAAGACACTTTAAAAGATGATAAGATTAATGGATTAACATGGCTAAACAATTTTAATCTAGATTATGATGCATCTAAAATTCAAGAGATATTAAATGAACCTACTGGATTTAGTAAAACAATAGGAACTGATGAATATTCAGCAGCTGTAATTGTTCCTTTAATTTCTAACACAGTTAGACTTTGGTATGATAGTTCTCCAGTTACAAACTTTCCATATTTAAATTCAGAGGAAGAAGTTAATGTAGCTAATGGTGGTAATTTATATCCAACAAATGCAGGATCAGAAACAGCTAATGATGTGCATGGTGTTTACTTTGAAGATTTAACTTATGCTATAAAAGTTCATTTAATAGTAAAAGCAATAGAGGAGCAATATGCATCAATTACTTTTAGTGATGATTTCTTTGATTTAACAAATGGATCAGAAGCATACAAACAACTCTATATGCTTTGCCAAAATAAAGAAGGTAGAGTATTTGAAGATTTAGGAATAGCTGAAAGACTAATAACTGGATTTCCTACAACACAAGCAAACCACATTGTAACCAATGATTCTAGAATAATCATATTTGGATTAAACAATAGTCAATCAGTTTTAGGAAAGTGGACTATACAAACTCAACAAACATATCCAAATTTTACAGTTGTATTAAGAGATGGAGGAGAAGTAGTATTTAGGAGAGAATTCTTAACACAATCAACTGATATAGCAATCTTCTCTCAGCAGCTTACAAATTCTTCAGAAGGTTATACTGTAACAATAGAAACAGAATCAGCATTTGATATTCTAAGTGTAACATTTGAAGGAACAGATACAAGTGGAAACATATTGACATCACAAACAACTGTAGCAATACCAATAACTTTAACTAAAGAATTTATAATTAGTCAGAACTTGCCTAATATGAATGTTATAGATTTCTTAACTGGACTGTTTAAAATGTTTAATCTAACAGCATATGAAGTTGATGGAATTATACATGTGCAAACATTAGAGAGTTATTACTTAGCAGGAACAGTTAGAGACATTACTAAGTTTGTAGATCCTCAATCTATTCAAGTTGATAAAGCATTGCCATATGAAGAAATTAAATTTGAATATAAAGATACTGGAACAATATTAGCAAATCAACATGATCAGATTAGCTCAGTTGGATGGGGATCACTTAACTATGTGGAGACTGGTGGACTTGATAGCAACAATGAAACCTTTAGTATTGAAGCTCCATTTGCACATTTAAAATATGAAAGGCTAGTAGATCCTAATGCAAGTGCTGATCCTGTAACAGACATACAATGGGGATGGATGGCAAATGAAAGTAGTGAGTCCTACTTTGAAGATGCTGTTTTATTTATAGGTAAATATGTATCATTGCCAATAACAAAACCAATTAGATTCTTACAGACTAAAAACAGTACTGGAGGTATTGTACCTATTAATGATATATGGATTCCATCTAATTCTGTTAGCTTAGATGCTGCAACAAACAAAGAAACTATCAATTTTGGATTAGAAATCAATGAATGGACAACTGGAAACAACTTTACAGATTCATTATTTGAGAAATACTATAGGTTTTATATAGCAGGAGTATTTAATCAATCTAAAAGACTTACTAAAATAACAGCTAGACTACCTAAGAAGTTTGTTGTCAATTATACTTTAGCAGACATTGTAGTAATCAACAATGATAGATACAGAATAAATAGCATTACTACTAATCTATTATCAGGATCTAGTCAATTAGAGCTGTTAAATGAAACTGTAAATGATACTTTAACAACACAGCCTGATGCAGGAGGAGATGAAGGTCAAGGATCAACAGCACCATTAACTAATGTTTTAACTTTATTTCAATGTGCTAGTCCTAATTCTACATTTGAAGCATCACTAACATTAGCTGATTTAAACTTATCAAACAATACTAGAGTTGTAGATACTTCAGGCAATACTTTTAGAGTAACAGGAAACAATGTTCCTAATACTCACACAATAAAGATTGTATCATCTACTGGACTTACTGGATGTCCATCAGGATCTACTCCAAATACCACTAATTATTATGGTTTAGAAAGATGTTCAGACAATGAAACAAATTTAAGAACAGCATCTGTAGTAGGTAGTCCAACATATGTAACAAGTCAGGTGGTTTTTGATGGAGCTAGTCCTGCTGTAAAATATGTAGTTTCAAATGCAGTAGCACAGGCAACAGTACCTGCAATAACAATAGCCTCATCACCAAGTAATCCTAAGCAGTTTACATGTAGTACACAAACCACAACAAACTACTATCAGCTTAATCCTTGCTGTAGTGGTACAACTTTTATAGGTTTTAGTGCTAATGCCTCTTTATCAGGTTCTAGACTTTATAATAACCAAACATATGTAATATCACCTTCAGCTACTTCAGGGGGTATTGATATAGATAGTTTACCAACATCATCTTGTCAGATCTATTATTATACATTAAATGATTGTACAAATCAATCAACAATAGTTCATTATGGTTATAGTAACTGTTCTAATTTAAACAATACTGAATTAACATACAGCTCAACATGTTATCATGTAGCAACTACATCAAATACAACTGCAACAGTTAATCTTGATAGCTTGAGTTCTTGTACTTGTGGAGGAACACCACCACCTCCTGCATTAAATTATTATGTTTTGCAACATTGTGATACTGGTTTTTTATATGTTACAACAACAACAACTGATGATATTACTTTAACTCAAAATGCAACACCTGCTAATGCATCACTTGTAACAGATACTAATGGTGTTTGTTATACTGTTAATTCAACTACAACTGATCCAACTACTTTTGCAACAGACAGACAGATTGGAGCTGTTAGTAGTGAAAATCAATTAGGATGTCCTGCTACATCTTGTACTCAAACATTATACTATGCTTTACAGCAATGTTCAACTGGTAATAGTGGTTTTATTTCAACACAAACAACACTAGAGGTCAGCTATAATACAAATGATATGGTTAAGGAAGTTGCTACTCCTAGTGTATTGTACAAGGTTATAGGAACTACATCAAGTGGAACTGGAGTAAATGTTACAGCATCAACAGCCACACAATGTCCTTCATATTACACTTTAACACAATGTTATACAAATCAAACTGGTTACAGAACTGGTCAATTTACAACTGACATATCATTAAGTAATGGAGATAGAGTACAAGCACCTAATGGTCAGCCTTACACAGTTACTGGAACTGTTGGAGGAGGTCTAGCTGATGTTGGAACTGTAACTGATACTGGTCAGACTGGTTGTCCAACTATAGACTCAAGCACACAGTTTTATGCTTTAACTAGATGTGCTGATGCATCAACTGGTTATCTATCACTTCAAAGAGCAGCAGATTTAAACCTAAATGTTAATGATACTGTTACAATTCAAGGAGGAGATAGATACCAAGTAGTAGGAACAGATGTTTTAGCTAATGGATCTCAGATTGGAGCTATTGCATCAGATGGAGGAAACAATTGTTTAACACCAGTAGTGCCACCAGTACCACCTTCAGTAACTACAGTCTATGCAAGGTTCATAACTTGTGATGATCCTACTGGAGCTGTTATAAATGTATCTAGTACACAAGCAATAGGAACTTGGTGGGTTATATCAGAGGTTGGACAATTTGAATGTTACAGATGGTTAGATAATAATCAAGGAGTAAATCCAATAGAGTTAAATAATTCTAACTTTAACTTCTATGCTGCTGAATCAACAGCAGGAGCTAACTGTTTAGATTGCCAATCTAATGTGCCAATTGCTCCACCACCACCACCACCATCAGCACCTAGTTGTTTTACTGTTAATTTATATAAATCAGCAACAGTTTTAGGTTTATGTACTGAAGTAAACACTAGAACAATGTATTTAAATGCAAGTACATTAGCAGCAGCATCACAAGTATATACAGATGATGCTTGTGGTACACTATTAAGTACTGACCAGTACATATCAAATTCAGCAGGAGGAGTTTATTGGTTTTGGAATGCATCAGCTCAAACATTAACTGGATCATTTACCTTAAACTGTCCATAATGAAAGAGATAAATAACTTTATAGATCCAAATGAGGCAAAGTATCTAATGAGAATGATAGATAAATATGCTGAAAAGTCTATGGTAGTAGGATTAGGTAAACAAGCCAATGAGTATAGTGTAGCTAGAACTTCTTGCACAGCTAATCTAGTAGCCAATGATCCCACAGTAGAGTCAACACATAAGAAAATAGCTAAGTATTTAGGGTTAAATATAAAAAAGGGTGAATCATTACAAGGACAAAGGTATGAAGTAGGTCAATATTTTAGAGATCATCAAGATTATTTTAAAGGTGATTCATATGATAGGAATTGTTTATCATCAGGTAACAGAACATACACCTTTATGTTGTATTTAAACCACAATTTTGAAGGTGGATATACTAACTTTCCTCATTTAAAAAAAGAAATCAAACCTGAACAAGGCAAAGCTCTAGTTTGGAACAATTTACAACATGGACATCCAAATGAATATATGACTCATGGAGGTACAAATGTAAATAGGGGAACTAAATATATCATTACTTCATGGTGGAGAGAAAATGAATGGGATGCAAAAGGAGATCAAAAAGAATATGAAGAATTATTAAAAAGTTCTCAATTAAGTATTATATAGATAGCATGTTAAAGAATATTATAGATTTACTACAGATAGTAAATGGTGAAACTGACAATATAAAGTTTGCACAAGGTTCTAAATTCCTTCCTGATAATTGGAAAGCAGGGTTAAAGATTGCTAAGAGGATGGCTAACTGGGAAATAAATAAAAACAAATGAGTGTTATAAAGAAAATACAGTTACTTTTTCAAGTAGATAATACAGAAGCTAATGAAGCCATTGAAGAAACTGCACAAGAAGTTAAGCAGGTAGAAACAAATATGGAAGATGTAGCTGAAACTGGTGATATTTTTACTGGTGGGATGATTACACAATTTAAAGGAGTTGTTAAAAGTGTAAAAACAGCAGTAGCCAGTTTAAGAACTTTAAAAGGAGCATTAATAGCTAGTGGTATTGGACTTTTTGCAATTGGAATAGGATCTGTAACTGCAGCATTTACAAATTCAGAAGAAGGTCAGGACAGGTTCAACAAGTTATTGATAGGTTTTAATGTTATTGTTGGAAATTCAATTGACATACTAGAAAACTTAGGTAAATCTATTTTAAGTGCAGGTAAAATAATAAGTAAAATTTTTGGAGGACAAATTGGTGGAGCTATAATTGAGTTTGAAAACCTTAAAGAGAGCATTGGTGATACTGTTGAAGGTATTGTGGATTTTGGTAAAGAAACTGCAA